CGACAGTGAGACACTGCATACCAGCGCGTATGTACTGCGCAAACTGAAATCCGTCATTACCAGTAAGTACGGGCGTCACAAGCTTGCCAGTGACGGTACCCGCTTTGGTCCCGGTCAGGCGATTGTCACCCCGGCGGTGATCAAAGGGGAACTGCTGGCAACCTACCGTCAGCTTGAGCGTGCGGGGATCGTGGAAAACTACGAACTGTTTAAGCAGTACCTGGTTGTGGAGCGTGATGCCAGCGATCCGAACCGCCTGAACACGCTGTTCCCGCCTGACTATGTTAACCAGTTGCGTGTCTTTGCCGTGGTTAACCAGTTCCGTCTTCAGTATTCAGAGGAGTCTGCATAATGGCCCGTATCGGGGGAACCTGTTATTTCAAAATTGACGGTCAGCAGCTATCGCTGACCGGCGGCATTGAGGTGCCCATGAACAGGACGGTCAATGATGACATCATCGGCCTGGACGGTTCAGTGGACCGCAAGGAAACTCACCGTGCGCCCTATGTCAAAGGGACCTTCAAGGTGCCGAAGAATTTTCCGGTGAGCAAAATCACCTCGTCTGATGAGATGACCATCACTGCCGAGCTGGCGAACGGTCAGGTCTATGTACTGTCGTCTGCCTGGCTGCACGGCGAAGCGAACCATAATGCCGAAGAAGGCACGGTTGATCTTGAGTTCCACGGTGAAGAAGGGGATTACCAGTGATTGAGCTTGTACTTAAAAAACCGATCATCGCCCACAAAGAAACACTGCATGTGCTGGAAATACGTGAGCCTACGTATGACGAGATTGAGGCGCTGGGGTTCCCTTTCTCTGTTTCACCTGATGGTGGTATGAAAATGGACAGTCAGGTAGCGCTGAAATATATCCCGCTTCTGGCCGGGATCCCGCGCTCGTCTGCAGCGCAGATGACGAAGCTGGATATTTTCAAGGCAGGCATGATTGTAATGCGTTTTTTTACCGGCTTGGAGACGGAAGAGACCTCCGGAAGCGATTCTACAATGTCGCGTGGTTCTGGAAATTAAACCCCCTTGAACTTCGCCGGACGGCTATTTCCCACTTTGCTGATCTGGAGGCAGAGGCCGTCCGTATAAATGAGGAGATGAAGCATGGCTGATAATTTTCAGCTGAAAGCCATCATCACCGCCGTTGACAGGCTGTCCGGCCCGCTTAAAGGTATGCAGCGTCAGCTTAAGGGGTTTCAGAAAGAAGTCTCCAGCCTTGCTCTGGGCGCTGCCGGGGCGGGTACTGCAATAATGGGGGCACTGGCACTCCCTGTAAAATCAGCCATCACCCTTGAATCGAAGATGGCTGATGTCCGCAAAGTGGTAGACGGTCTGGATACGCCGGATGCGTTTAAGGCCATGACGGAGCAGGTACGCGCTTTGTCTACTGAGCTTCCCATGTCTGCAGACGGGATCGCGGAAATTGTGGCGGCTGGCGGTCAGGCCGGGATTGCACGTGATGAACTGATGCAGTTTGCCACTGATGCGGTGAAGATGGGCGTGGCCTTTGATACCACGGCTGAAGAGTCCGGGCAGATGATGGCCCAGTGGCGTACTGCGTTTAATATGACGCAGGATGAAGTGGCCGGGCTGGCTGACAAAATCAACTACCTTGGTAATACCGGCCCGGCGAATGCGAAGAAAATCTCCGATATTGTTACGCGTATTGGTCCTTTAGGTGGTGTTGCAGGTGTGGCTTCCGGCGAAATCGCGGCAATGGGGGCAACCATTGCCGGGATGGGCGTGGAGTCAGAAATTGCCGCCACAGGGATCAAGAACTTCATGCTTTCCCTGACCGCGGGAAATTCCGCGACAAAATCGCAGAAACAGGCATTACGTTTTCTGCGGATCAATCCGAAGAAATTAGCTGCTGATATGCAGAAAGATGCCCGGGGAACCATGCTGTCTGTACTGGATGCGATGGCTAAAGTGCCCAAAGAAAAACAGGCAGCTGTGCTGAATGCCCTGTTCGGGAAAGAGTCTCTGGGCGCGATAGCACCTCTGCTGACTAACCTTGATTTGTTGCGTACCAACTTCAGGCGGGTTGCGGATTCCCAGCAGTATGGCAGTTCGATGCAGAAGGAATATGCTTCGAGGGCAGCGACGACGGAAAACCAGCTTTTACTTCTGCAAAATCAACTTGATGCCATTTCTTCCACGCTGGGGGAAACGTTTCTTCCTGAGGTTAATGATGGTCTTGAAGCGGTAAAACCGCTCCTTGAGGAAGTGAGAACGTTTGTCCGTGAAAACCCGGAGCTCGTTAAGACCATTGCTAAAATCGGTCTGGCCTTACTGACGGTGGGAGCCGCTGCAGGCTCTTTGTCCAGAATTATGAAAGTTCTCGGCGGTGTGATGAATATGACGCCTGCTAAGGGGCTGATTGCTCTTCTGGTTGGTGGCGCTTACCTCATTATTGATAACTGGGAAACCGTAGGTCCTGTCATAAAAAAAGTCTGGCACGTGGTGGATGAAACGGCGCAGGCGATGGGGGGATGGGAAACTGTTCTGAAAGCGATTGCCCTGTTTATGGCAACCAAATGGGTTGCTGACGTTACCAAATCCATTACCGCAGTGACCAGAGAGATGCGTACGCTGGGGAAGGTATCGGCAGAAACGGGATTGATGGGGAAAGGCCGCGGCTTTATCGGGAAGGCCGGGGTATATGGTTTTCTGGGAACCCTGATGTATGAGCCGGTTAAAGATACTCTGGAAAGTGTTGTTCCTGAAGATACGGTTAACTGGCTGGATAATAAAGGGCTGTTTCTGGCTTCAGACTGGACGCCTTTTTTTGATCGTAAAGAGTACGAGCAGTATCAGGCCAGCCTGAGTCAGTACAAACCCAATGTTCCGCTGTTGAATCCATCTTCTTCCATGACACAGCACAGCGAGCTGAAAGTCACGTTCGAGAATGCTCCGCCAGGTATGAAGATAATTGATGTACCGGGCAAAGCCGATCCCCTGATGAAAATCACGCACGATGTGGGGTATTCCCCTTTTCGTTTTCCACGATAACGCAGTCCTTTTTGAGGTCAGTCTATGGATTTATCCTCATTTCCCACCCGACCTTCATTACTTTCGTCGTCTTCAGGCTGGCGTGACAGACTTCAGGACGCGTCATTTCGCGGCGTGCCGTTTAAGGTTGAAGAAGAAAGTGCGGGAACCGGTCGCCGTGTGGAAACACATGAATACCCGAACCGCGACAAACCCTATACCGAAGACCTGGGGAAAATCACTTTTCGCCCGTCCATCACGGCTTATGTGGTGGGAGATGACTGCTTTGACCAGCGCGATCGCCTGATTGACGCGCTGAATAAACCCGGTCCCGGCACGCTTGTCCATCCGACATACGGTGAGCTGAAAGTCTGTGTTGACGGAGAAGTTCGGGTCAGCACATCGAAGAGTGAAGGGCGTATTGTCCGCTTTGACCTGAAGTTTGTCGAAGCGGGAGAACTCTCTTACCCCACTTCAGGTGCGGCGACGGCGCAGACGCTGATGTCATCCTGTTCTGCACTGGATGACTGCATCAGTGACAGCTTCAGAGGTTTCAGTATCGATGGCGTGGCGGATTTCGTGCAGAACGACGTCGTTGGTAATGTCAGCACAATGCTTGGGTATGTTTCTGATGCGATGAAAGTGGTGGATTCTGCCGTATCGGATGCTGCCAGGCTGTTGCAGGGGGATATCTCGGTACTTCTGCCGCCACCATCGTCAGGCAAAAATTTCGTTGAGCAGGTGCAGAAAATGTGGCGTACCGGGAAACGCCTTTATGGTAACGCCAGCGACCTGGTCACCATGATCAAAACGCTTTCCGGTGTCAGCCTCGGCAGCGATCTGCAACCGCGCGGCGTCTGGAAAACGGACAGTAAAACCACCGCCACGGCGACGCAGCAGCGTAACGTGGTTGCCAGCACCCTTCGTACGACCGCAATCAGCGAAGCGGCGTATGCCGTCACCCGATTGCCTGCGCCAACAACTTCCGCGGTGATGCAGAATGCCGCAGTGGGGCAGTCAACAACACCTGCGCAGAGCACTGGCTGGCCTTCCGTCACGCATCCGGCACTGAACAATGCACCGGCGGTGAAAAACACGGTTGACCTGCCGACGTGGGAAGAACTGACTGACATTCGCGACACACTGAATACGGCAATTGATAAGGAGTTGTCCCGTACAACCAGTGATGCGCTGTTTCTGGCGCTGCGCCGGGTGAAAGCAGATCTGAATGCGGATATCAACACGCGCCTTGAACAGTCTGCACGGATCATTCAGCGCACACCGGATGAGGTTTTACCCGCGCTGGTGCTGGCGGCGACCTGGTTTGATAACGCGGCGCGTGACGCGGACATTATCCGGCGTAATGCCATTACGCATCCCGGCTTTGTGCCGGTGATCCCTCTGAAGGTGCCAGTGCAATGAACGACAATGTCACGCTACGGGTAAATGGCCGGGAGTGGAATGGCTGGACATCGGTGCGCATCGGTGCCGGTATTGAACGGCTGGCGCGGGATTTCAGTGTGGAGATCACTCGCCAGTGGCCGGGAGATGAGGGTATCACCACGCTTCAGCCGCGCATTAAAAACGGTTCAAAAGTGGAAGTGCTGATTGGTGATGAGCTGGTGATCACCGGCTGGGTGGAGGCGACGCCCGTTCGTTACGATTCCCGTTCGGTCAGCACCGGTATTGCCGGACGTAGTCTGACGGCTGACCTGATTGACTGTGCAGCCGAACCGACACAGTTTAACGGACGCTCGCTGGTGCAGATTGCGCAGGCGCTTGCTGCGCCTTTCGGCATTGAGGTGGTGAACAGCGGTGCGCCGTCGGGTGTTATTCCTGATGTTCAGCCTGATCACGGTGAAACGGTGATTGAGGTAATCAACAAAATACTCGGTCAGCAGCAGGCACTGGCTTACGACGACCCGCACGGCAGGCTGGTGATTGGCGGTATTGGCTCAACGCGGGCACATACTGCGCTGGTACTCGGGGAAAACATCCTTTCCTGCGATACGGAGAAGAGTATCCGGGAGCGGTTTTCTGTTTACCAGGTGGCGGGGCAGCGTGCCGGAAACGACGATGATTTCGGTGAGGCCACCACCACCGCGCTGCGGGCCCGCACAGAGGACGCATTTATTGCCCGTTACCGTCCGATGTATATCAGGCAGACAGGGCAGGCTACGGGGGCAGGCTGTATTGCGCGTGCTGACTTTGAAGCCCGACAACGGGCGGCGCGGACGGATGAAACCACCTATGTGGTGCAGGGCTGGCGACAGGGTAACGGTACGCTGTGGCAGCCCAACCAGCGGGTGATTGTCTTTGATCCGGTCTGTGGTTTCGACAATACCGAACTGCTTGTTTCGGAAGTCACGTTTACTCAGGACCAGAACGGCA